GCTCAAAACATATCGCAAGAAGATCTTGCGTTACCTTTCTTAAAAGTTTTGGGACAATTATCTCCAGAAGTCAACAAGACTCATGGAAAATATGTCGAAGGCGCAGAGCCTGGCAAGATAATCAACACTGTTACTAATGAAATGTATAGCAATATAAATGTTATACCTGTCTTTTATAAAAGACAATATATAGAGTGGCAAGATCGTGGAACTAGCACTGGAGCACCAGTTGCAATTCACGAAGCAGATAGTGATATTGTGAGTACAACTACTCGTGATAAATCTTTCAAAGATAGATTACCTAATGGTAACTATTTAGAAAATACTGCTAGTCATTTTGTTATATTAATGGGTGACAGTCCAACCACAGCTTTAATTTCAATGAAAGCTACTCAATTAAAAGTGAGTAGAAAATGGAATTCAATGATGATGGGTATTAAATTACAGGGTAAGAATGGTTTATTTACACCGCCAACTTATAGCCACATTTATAATCTAAAGACTGTTCAGATGTCTAATGACAAAGGAACATGGTTTGGATGGGATGTAGCAAAGATTGGTCCTGTAACTGACAAATCTATCTATGATATAGCTAAAACTTTCGCTGAGCGAGTAGGCAAAGGTGAAGTTCAAGCTAAACATGGATCAGAAGAAACTTCTAGTACTCCATACTAAAGAATCCTAGGTAGTGGGCGTCTAAGCGAGAGTGGAAACGCCCACTTTTAAATTTTATGTCGGTAGAAAGCTTTAAAAAAATATTCCAAGGATTAGAACGTGCACGAGGTGTCACTTATGTGGACAAGAAGGGCGCAGATGGAGAGAAGATAAAGGGTAAATCTTTTATCTTAAGAGAAAGAGTTACAGAAGATCTTTGGCTAAAACACTTACAAGGGACTGAACCAAGTCTTGGTGTCATTCCTATTAATGATGAAAACAAATGCAGATGGGGATGTATAGATATAGATTCCTACGCAGGGTTTGATCATAAAAAATTAATCAACAAAATTAAATTATTAAAATTACCTCTCATAGTATTTAGATCTAAATCTGGGGGCGCTCATGTATTTTTATTCACAACTGTTCCTGTTGAAGCAAAATTAGTAAGAGATAAACTTTTATCTATTAGTGCAGTATTAGGTTATGGTGGATCAGAAGTATTTCCAAAACAAATAGAATTAAAATCGGAAGAGGATACAGGAAATTTCTTAAACTTACCATACTTTAATGGTGATGATACAACAAGATATTCCTTTGATCACGATGGACAGGCTGCTAATCTAGAAACTTTTTATTTACTATATAACGAACAAGTTCAAACACCAGAACAGTTAGAAAAATTAAAAGTCAAAAGACCCGAATCAGAATTTAGTGATGGTCCTCCATGTATAGAATCTTTAACACAAACTAAATTAGAAGATGGTAGAGACAGAGTTATTTATCAATTCATTCAATATGCAAAAAGAAAATGGCCAGAAGACTGGGCTAAAAAAATAAATCAATTTAATTATACATACTTCACCACACCATTAGAAGATAAAGTTATTCAAGATAAAATAAAATTTCACAGTAAAAAAGATTTAGGTTTTAAATGTAATGAAGAGCCAATGTGTAATCATTGTGACAAAGCATTATGTAAAACTAGAAAGTTTGGAATTAGCGGAGAGTCTGTGTTTCCTGCGTTAACAGACTTACAAAAAGTAGAATTAGATCAACCATATTATTGGGTTAACGTCGATGGTATGAGAGTTAGATTAGATAGTATAGATTATTTAATGGAGCAAAGATTATTTAGAAAGACAGTAACAGAACAAATTAATAGAAAGCCCCCAAGAGTTACAGTTAAAGAATTTGAAAAATATACAGATCTTTTACTCACACATGTAGAATTAATACCAGCACCCGCAGGCTCATCTTTAATAGAGCAATTAAAATCTCATTTAGAAGAGTATTGTACAAATGATTCTGCAGCCACAACAAACAAAGAAGAAATCTTTTTAGGAAACGTTTGGACATCAGAAGGTAAACATCATTTTATATTTAATAAATTTTACTATGGTTATTTACAAAGAAGAAAATGGCCAGAGAAACATCAAACCACACAAGATTTATTAGTACAACATTGTGAGTGTAAAGATGACAGAATTTATGTGGGTAAGAAAAGACCAAGTGTCATGATAGTAAATGAATTTGATAAACCAGAAGATGTTTATAAACCAAAACAACTTAAACCAAAGGATGTGTTTTGAAAACTAGAATACATGTAAATCAACACAAAATTAGAAGCAATAAAAAACATAACTTAAATGATCCTGTCATAACTGTTAAAACTTCTAAATCCAACACTTATGGACATGAAGTAGAAGTGCTGGGGCCAAGTAAAATTATATACAGTCCTGATAAACCATTGAGTTGCGGCGCAAAAGTTTGGATTGAGACAGAAGGAGAAGTAAAAATTAAATGAAAACAATTGTATTAGGACCTCCAGGAACTGGTAAAACTCATACTCTTTTAAATAAAGTAGATGATTATTTAAAAGAAACTGATCCCGATAAGGTAGGTTACTTTGCATTTACAAAGAAAGCAGCTAACGAAGCCAAAGAAAGAGCAATTGATAAATTTAATTTTACAGAGGATGACCTTCCATACTTTAGAACTTTACACTCATTAGCATTTAGAAGACTAGGTATTAATAAAGAACATGTAATGCAACGTAGACATTATGAAGATTTAGGTAAAAAAATAAATATACAAATAGATTATAATGATTGGGATGAAGAAGAGACTGGACTCTTTACAACTAAAAGTGATTACCTGCGTATAATACATTTAGCTAAACTTAGAAACATAACGCTGGATCAACAATTTAATCTTAAAGAACATAACCAAAAATTAGAATACACAAAACTTAAAATCATAGCCAATGAATTAGATAGATATAAAAAAGAATATGGACTCATAGACTATAACGATATGATACTCGACTTTGTTAAGTCGGATAAATCTCCCAAGTTTGATGTTGTCTTTATAGATGAAGCACAAGACTTATCTCGTATGCAATGGGATATGGTGGACAGTTTTAATACAAACGATTCATTTATTGCAGGTGATGACGACCAGGCTATCTTTAGATGGGCCGGAGCAGATGTAGATTCTTTTATTACTCAAAAAGGAAAGATGTTAAACCTGACTCAATCAGTCCGGATTCCAAAAAAGATTCATGATTATGCTATGAGAATTATTGAAAGAGTTTCAAATAGACTACCTAAGACCTGGCAACCCAAAGCACATGAAGGATCTATTACTAAGCATTGGAACTTTGAAGATATTAATATGAGTAATGGCAATTGGTTAGTGTTAGCTAGAACTAGATACCAACTCAAACCTTTGGAAGATATTTTAAAAGAAAAAGGATTATATTTTGAAAATAGATTTGGTAAATCTTTTGAGAAACAAATTCAAGAAGCCGCATCCAATTGGGAACACCTAAGACAAGGACAAGTAATGCATGGGAAAGATATACAAAAAATTGCACTCTATATGAGTGATACCAATTGGGATAAGAAAAAACTTAAAGCTTTAGTTAAAGATTCATTTTATGGCATTGATGCATTAACTAAAGGATACGGATTAAATACTAAAAAAACATGGTACGAATGTTTTGATAACGCAGGATCAAAAAGAGTAACTTACATTAGAAAGATGAGAGCCAATGGTGAGTCATTAAAAGAAGGCGCTAGAATAAAATTATCTACAATACACAGTGTTAAAGGTGGTGAAGAAGATAATGTTGTTATTCTTCCAGACTTAACACACAGTACACAATTATCTTATGAACGTAATAAAGATGATGAGAATAGATTGTTCTATGTTGGTGCAACACGGACCAAGGAACATTTACATATTGTAAGACCAAAAGATGAAAACAAAGCATTTCCAATGGGGGATGTATGAGTGAACCCATATATAAAAAGCAGGTAGGAGGTGATCACTATAAGTCTATGGTTATTCAGCCATCAGAATTTATTAACAGAAATAACATCCCGTTTGCAGAAGGAAACGCCATTAAATATTTGTGTCGCCACAAACAGAAAAATCAGAAAGAAGATTTATTAAAAGCAAAACATTATATTGACATGGCTATAGATAGAGATTATCCTGAAAAAGTGAAAGAAGAAATAAAAGAGAAAAAAAATTCTTGGGGTATTATTAAATGATACAACGACCCCTCTTTGCACCACAAACAGAATGGTTACCACCAGATTCTTTTCCAGACTTATCTAAATATGATGAGATAGCAATTGACTTAGAAACTAAAGATCCTGACTTAATAAAAATGGGTTCAGGTAATGTGACAGGCAGAGGAGATGTAACAGGTATAGCCGTAGCTGTTCATAATTGGTCTGGCTATTATCCAATTGCCCATGAAGGTGGTGGTAATATGGATCGGAAGAAAGTTTTAAAATGGTTTCAAAGTGTACTAAATACATCAGCCACAAAAATATTCCATAACGCCATGTATGACGTTTGTTGGATTCGAACGCTCGGTCTAAGTATTAACGGTCTTATAGTTGACACGATGATTGCATCGGCCATAGTTGATGAAAATCAAATGCGTTATGACTTAAACAATTGTTCTAAAAGATACACTGGAAAAACAAAAAATGAAACAGCTTTATATGAAGCAGCAAAGAGTTGGGGGGTTGACCCCAAGGCAGAAATGTATAAACTACCTGCCATTTATGTTGGCGCTTATGCAGAAAAAGATGCTGAACTTACATTAGAACTTTGGCAAGAACTTAAGAAAGAAATTTTACATCAAGATTTAAATGCTATCTTTGAACTAGAGACTGAACTTTTCCCTTGCTTAGTTGATATGCGTTTTTTAGGAGTACGTGTAGATGTTGAAGAAGCTCACAAATTAAAAGAAGAGTTAAGTAAAGAAGAAAAAGAATGCTTACTAGAAGTAAAAAAAGCCACACAAGTGGACGTACAAATATGGGCAGCTCGATCCATCGCGCAAGTTTTTCAAAAACTTGACCTACCATATGAGACAACCGAAAAAACAAATTCTCCATCATTTACTAAAAACTTTCTTCAAAATCACCCCCACCCGCTGGTGAAAAGAATCGCCCGCGCTCGTGAAATAAACAAGGCGCATAC